AAGTGCTGTCGTAACTACCTTTTAAATTTAACTGATGAAATATACCGTTAAATTCAATTATACGATCATTATCTATATCAAATTGCTCTCTGGTATCTTGATTAAAGAATGTCATTTGATCACTGATCAGATTTAAAAAGTATTGATGTTGTTTAGGTGATGAGTTCTTATAGAACTCTATCACTTTTTTATAAGGTTCTTGCATACTAAATAAATTTATAAATTAAACCATTAACTTTAGCTTCTATTAATTTAGCTAAATTTATCATACGATAATTCTTTTTAGATAAATCATAGACAACCAGTAAGCCTCTAGATCCAGGATCATAGGCCATACCTTTACCAGTCAGACCTTTCTTGACGCCTCTGCGACAATGAATAGTCCTGATGTTACCATTCTTTTTTACGAATGTTGCGCTGAAGATCTTCCCGTTAGAAGTCTCTTCGATAAACTTTTCAACTTTTTCCATATAATTATTTTTAATGTTTGATACAATACTACAAACTATTTTTTTGTCTAATGTTAAATTAATGTTAAGAATATGTTAAAATTTTCTTAACTTTGAAGTATGAACAGAGATCTACTTCGAGGCAATAGAGGAAGCTCCAGAGATGGATCTGGAAGCCTATTGAGTTTAGTGGCAAGCCTACTGCGTTTAAGAACTAAACCCTACTATGTTTAAGAAGTAAACTTAATAAAATTAATAGATATGTACATAAAAAATAATGCATTTGAAAATCAAATCTTTGATCACTTTAGGAAAACTCAAAAGACAATAGATGATGCAGTAAAACTTTTAAAAGAGAACAACTATAAGGTTATTGATCCCAAAGGTAACCAGGTTAACTAAGATCTTAACCCTACTGCGTTTAAGAGTCTAACCCTACTGCGTTTAACGAATTGAGTAACTTCCTTTAGAGAATCCTTCTAAAGCGTATTGAGCTGCGTAGCGGATTGAGTCAATGCAATGATTCCAACGATCAACTGGTTTTGTTTGGCCTTTGGTGGCCCAAACATAATTATTTAATTCTTTAACTAATTCTGTTGAATCAGGATCAACAATTAAATCAAAGTCTTGTAGAAGAGCAATACCAGATAATATAGATCCTTTTCTTTTTATTGTAGGTCTGATGTTAACTCCTTTGAGTTTAACTTCATTTATAAGCCTAGGTTCAGCTGAGTCACAAATAATTAAATGTGGGCCTGCATATCTTATATTATAGTCTGCTATCTGAGTTGTAGAAAGTCCAGGCTTACAATACATTACTTTACAATATATTCTTCTACCTCTTGTATCTATACTTAATTTAGTCAAGACTGTTGGATCTATTGAGAATCCAAAGTCTTGCCCATAATATATATCATAATTCTCATTGAACTCTCCTATTCTCCAATTTTTAAAGATAACCCCTTCCTGTTTTTCTAACCAGCCTCCAAGGATCTGATGAGTATATTTTTCCGGTCTTCTTCTTCTTATGTCTTGTATTTGATTTAAGAATGATATAGATAGATTATCTACATTATCTTTATAAGTTGTATGTATATAAGTAATACTATTCTTCATTCCATTATAGCCGTCTGGTATTTCTCTATTCTCATAGAATCTATTGTAGATCCAATGTTCTTTAGTAGTTGGATTTAATATAAGAACACATCTATTCTGTTTAGTCCTTACCCTAACAGACTGATCAATTTTATCAAAGTCATCTTCATTTGTTAATTCTTCTGCTTCATCTAAAACAAATGTAGTAATAGCATTTAATGATTTTAGAGCTGCTGTTTGATTTCCTGATGCTGTTCTAATACCTTTAAATAAAATACTAGATCCTGTTTTGATGTTTGTGATCTCGTCTTTAGTTATTCTAAAGTCTTCGACCACACCCATAATTTCTAACTTCTCTATAAATTCTGGAATAATAGATGAAGCTGCGGATACCATTGTATATCTAGTAAATAGAATCTTATGTCCTCTTTCATAAGTTAACAATAATAAGAATACGTTAGCAGCAAAAGATTTACCGGATCCTCTACCTCCCGTTACAATGAAGTATCTTGAATCATTTCCAAAGGCCTGGTATTTATGATTAAGCTTCGGTGTCTTCATCTTCTGGTTCTATATCAATTGTGTTCTCTTCTATCTTTGGAGTACCTTGAAAGAAATTCATAATAGAGATGTCTACCTTATCACTAGCAGAAGAAGCATCTACATTATCTCTAGCTTTACCATAAATATATTCTAATATCATTTTTCTATCAAACTGAGAATCTTTAGCGTTTTCTGCTACCATAACCCAGAAAGCTTCTTCAGATCCATAAACCTCTTTAATAGCACCAGTAGCAAGCATTTTAGATCTATTCTTCTTGGCCTTATTAATATTAGCAGGAGTAGCCATAGTTCTTCTAAGAACGGCGTCTCCTTTCTTTTGACCGTTGTTCTTTCGACCATCGGTCTTCTTCATATATTTTCTTTCTACTTTTTTTCTTGGCATTCTTTATTGTATATTAATCCATATACTTCCCATATTCTTTCGCTCCATTTCTTTTTATTATATAAAAGATCTGATTTCTTTTTCATTCCTTTATATTCTAAAACTATCCTGTATTCTTTTCCTTCAGGAACTGGATAGAGTTTATAGCCTTTATTAATACACCAGCTTATTATTTTAGGATCATAGACGACTCTTTTCTTTGTTTTTCTTTTTCTGGCCATTAATAACCATTAACTGTTTCATAGCTTGAATATACAGTTATCTTATCTTTCCATTCAGTATTTAACATTCTAACTATAGCCTCCATTCTGATATACAAGTTATCTATTTTATCTTCAGGAGTTTGCTCTATTAATTTTGCAAACCTAGAGTCTATTGTGTTCTGAGTAACCTTAAGTTTATTACCTTTAGCTTCAGCATCCTGGTATCTAGATAATCTTATTTTAAGATCTATGTTTTCAGAAATAATATCTGATTTACTTTTAGTATCTGATACGATCTCTTCTGTAAATAAAGAAACAAAGTGATCGCATAATCTTTTTAATTGAGGCTCTTCTCTAAATATTACCGGTACAGTATGTCTTATAGAATAGATTACACTTGCGTGATTACACTTAACTTCTTTAGCCATAGCTTGGTAAGTTGCTCTAGCATATTTTTTAGATAAATAAAAAAATATAGCTCTTGCATATACATACTCTCTTCTTCTTGATTTCTTACCTATATCTAATTGAGTTTTATCTTCTATAAAACTTCTTACTTCTTTAATCTTCATATCTTTTATTTATAAAGGTTCTCATTATTATTTTATAATATTTAATTGCCATAAATATTCCTTGACATTCATCGTATAACTCTAGTTCTTCATAGAACTTTAAACTAGATTGTATTTGCCTGATTGAAGCTCCAGCCATAAAGTCATCTACTGTTAAATTAAAATAAAGTAAACTAACAGAACTTTTAAAATCCAAAGTGTCCGATATAATTCTCAACTGCTCTTCTAAGTTTTCTCTTTCCTGAACTGATAAAATCATCTGTAGCTTTATGTGTTTTTAATTTATTATTCCTCTTGTCTATGATCACAAAAACAAACTCATCTTTCTGAAACAATTGAGTGTATATATAGCTTTGTATATCATAACCATAAAAATAACTATTATATTCCCAATTATCAATATCTGAAGTAGTTTTTAGATCAATTATTTTATCTTCATACAAACAATCGGCCTTGCCTCTAAAAGGCAGGCCCATTATATATCCTATTCCAGACTTTTCACATTCTCCCTTAGTTATGTATTCTTTTATTTCAGGATCCTTTAATACAACTTCTTTTAATCCGTCTGCCCATATCCTTTCCTTTTCAAGCATAACTTCTTTACCTTTTGAGTTTTCAGCGGCTAATTTAAATTCTTTATTTCTTCTGGTTGGAACATCAACAAAATCATAATAATCATTTATCTTATCACTTTCAAGTATTGAAACGTGAATTAATCTACCATCCCTAAACGGCTTTATGTTTGAATCTTTTGGATTACTTATATCTTGTATATAATCATCAGCACTTACCATAAGTTTTTTAGCTACAGAAGAAGACAAAGTGTTTTTACCTAAGAAACCATAATAGAATTTATTATCTTCCATTTTTTCTAAGATCTCCTTAACATTCCATTCTGATCCGTCAAGTAATTTTATTGTGTCCATTTGGCATCATTTATGTTTAAATAAGCAACTTCTTTTGAAATCCTTCCCCTATTACTAAATTGAGTAGTAGCAGGATTTTTATAGTTTATTTCCCACTCAGGATATACTTCATATAAATTAAAAGAATATATACCTTTTGGTGTACTACAAATATAATAAGGAATATCGAGATATTTATCACAAACTTGAATCATTGCATCAAATTTCTTTTTCTCAATAAGCAAAGTATCGTAATGAGTCTTTCTGCATTTTAATTCTATTCTATGAGCTTTGTCTACAGAATAACAATCCCATCTAGATAGCTTACCTCTTGCTTTAACTAAGTCTGGATAAATTGTTAATTTTAAATGTTTAAATAAATCCTCCTCTTTATTTATAAGCTTCATAAACCTTTTTAAGAGGATTATATACATTAGCCACAAAGCACGAGCTACAACTCGTTGCTTTTTGCTTTGCATTAAATATTCTATTGAATATATTAATACATCTAACTACTCTACTAGAAGATATAATACTTCCCTTTGTAGTAAATACGTCTGTTAAGAAATTGTATTCTTCTTCGTTTAAACATAAAGGCTTATTATATCTAAACATATCATTAAGCAATTTCTTTCTTTCATCACACCCGCAATCTTCACCAGCTAAAAACTTAACTGCTTTTTTAATTCCTGTAGCTTTAGTAATCTTTTCAATAGTGTCTCCAAGTCCTTCAGACTTGTTTTCATTTGCGGCATCGAATTTCTTTTTCCATTCTTTATATGCCTTGGTTCTTTTGTCTTTTGGTTCTTTCAT